CCCGACCAGTCCCCAGGCTAAAGCCTGGGTCTAATTGGGTGACAGTCTTATCAATGGCTCTACCAAGAGCCAGATACAACATGGAGGTCTTATGAGGTTCCGCGCGACAGATTCGAGAGTTGCACCCCTTGGTACTCTTATTGAGTACACTGACAACTGGGGGTTCTGGTCTCTGCCCGGCAGTCCCAGACCTGGGACTACGGTCGGCACCTACAGAGCCATGTATGATGAACCCCACCCGAACTACACTAAACGTGTTGCGGATGGCGAAATCATTCTTGGTAAACTGCAGGTGACAGAATCACGTCGCACAGGTGGATGGCACTCTGCAACATGTAATGGGACCCAAGGTCCTATACATGCTGCTGGTGACTTCACCACGTACCTCGAAACAAATGGTAAAACAGCACAGGTGATATCCGGATGTGATCTTTACAATGATTACTCCGCTGCCAAAGCATACGTTCTTACAAAGGCGTATTCTAAGGTTCACCAAAGTGCTGTTAATGCAATGGAGAATGCAAAAGATTTCTCTAAAACTTACCAAATGTTTCGAAGACCCTTCGCTAACGCCCGTACCCTGCTCGATAATATCGAGCGTCGGTGTGAGGTGTTGAAGCGAGCTAAGGCCGCTAAGTACAAAAAGAGCTTTTACCGTGCTGGTAAAGTTCCCAAAGGAACAGCGGTTGCCAACGCCCGAGACGCTGCAGATGCGCTTTCACAAGCGTGGCTGGAGCATCGGTATGGTTGGAAGCCCATTGTTATGGACGCTGAAGCGACAGTTGATATTATCACTAAGCTTAATACGTCCAAACCACTGAGCAGGCGTGTTGTATCACGTTCGGGTCTGAAAGGTGAGCGTACAAATTCTGCTCAATGTTCAGACTCGATGCAGATGTATATCTTTCGTCTGCAAAATTGGACCGTCACTGTAACTGAAACGTACAGTGTCGACGCCGGTGTGATCTTTGATATTAACAATCAAACCACAGCAGAAACATTGGCAGCATCGTACGGCCTTCGTGCCCGCGATATACCTGCCTCGCTATGGGAGATCACACCTTACTCGTTTGTAGCCGACTGGTTTTTCAACATCGGTGATTGGATCAATGCAAGTATTCCTGTCCCAGGGGTGAATCCCCGCGGCAACTGGATTACTGGCAAGAGGCAGCGTAATATCGTTATTACACAAGCCTCCGGATCTTTTCCTGACCCGTATCCTTACGGTGGAAGACCACAACGGACACTAATGATGGGTGATTCACAGCAGAGCTGGAAATCTATCATTCGTGAAACCAATGTCGACCTACCAACCTACCCCGTCCATATACCTAAACCGGTATCATGGACCCATGTCATCAGTGGTGTAGCGCTCATCGCTCAAAATTTAGCGAAACGAGTCATTGCTATTCACTGACATCTCAAAGGAGACATCACATGAGTATGGGAACTTTACAACCAAAGGTCGCGAGTACAAGTAATACTCCAATTACTGTAACGATGGCTGGTGGTGACACCGTCGGATTTGTTGAAGACGGTGTACAAATCTCCGGTGGCAAGCATTTCATAACCACAGTTGGCGAATTTCAGGTTACCCTGAAAAACCGTCCTGCTGTCCTTGATGCCAAAACCGGTACCTACGGGAAGAGCAAGCGAACGATGAGTATTACTCGTCCTGTTGTCCTTCCTAGCGGGCGTATTGTATTTAATACAGTACGCATTGAACAAGAGACTCATCCAAGTTTGGATGCTGCGATGGTGCAAGACCTCCGCGATATCGCGTGGCAAGCACTCGTCAAAGATTCAGGCCTTGAGTCCTTTTTCACTATTGGTTCACTTAATTAACCAATAGTATTATCTACCAGAACCATAAGGAGATAACAATGCGTAAACGTCCGTACCAGCCGTTGGCGAAAAAGTATTCGCCTGATACTTTAATGCAAAATGTCGCATTAAGTATCATCAGTGATTACCGTGAGTTTACGGGTAACCCGACACAGTTGCTGGAAGTCTATAATTCCATAAGGAGTATGGATATTCCAGCGGCTCGTGAACTTTTATCTGCAATTGACCACGTAGATGATGCATACCATATGAAATGGATTCATCAGTTACAAGGTCTCTTAAAACGGTATAGGTTCGTCACAGACACCTATAGTGATCAGGAGCTACGTGACAAGGCTATAAACAGCTTTGTCACGACTCAGGATCGGATTAGCGCGCTTGATCTAACAAAAGTACCATATGTTGTAAATTTGGTACTGGATGAAGCGGCTAAGTACATTGCCAAAGTTTTGGGCAAGTACAGCGACGAAGAACATCGCTCCCGTTGCAGATTCGGTAAACGCGCGTCCGTGGGTGTGCCAGCACGATCAGCATGTGAAGCTGCACGCTGGCAACTTCCCTTAACCGGATCGTTGAATCAGATTGCATGGTTTCAGCAAGAAATTGCTGATGACTGGATGGTACAAGAATATCTTGCCGCCCAGCTTGAGTCAGACCCATCAGGGTCTCTTTACCGTGCTATCGATTCGCTGAAACTGACATTAGTCCCGAAGACGTTTAAGTCTTTGCGCTCTATCATGCCAAATACCACAATAGGCTCTTACATGAGCTACGGGTTAGGCGAGATGATGGCAATAAGACTTAAGAGGAAGGGCTACGATATCGCGAAATTACAAATGCGACATCGTGATTTAGCCCGTTATGCGTCACAAAGTAATACACTTGTGACTGCTGATTTGTCTAGCGCATCCGATTCAATATCGGTTGAACTAGTCAACAGACTTTTTCCGAATGATTGGCGCGAAATTTTGCACCTTTCACGTATAGAAGCTGTTGAGTTACCCACAAAACTGGTCGTACAGAGCAATACTTTCTGTACTATGGGTATAGGGTATACATTTCCTCTACAAACGCTCGTATTCCTTGCGCTGATTAAATCTATAGCTAAGCTAAGCTATAGACCTAAACTCATGAAGAATGTTGATTACACTATATCAGTGTATGGTGATGATATGATTTATCCTACATATCTTCACCAATCAGTTCTCCATGTTTTTTCAGCTTGTGGATTCATCATAAATGTTGACAAAACATTTCATGATGGACCATTCAGGGAATCCTGTGGTGGTGATTACCACCATGGTGTGGACGTACGCCCATTCCAACCACAGAATGGGTCGGCAAACATAGGCCCAAAAACCTATGAAGCCATGCTCTATAAGTTCCTAAACGGATTACTAACCCGTTGGACAGAGCATGAGATTCCAAACACTCTCCACGTTCTACTCTGTGAGTTCCAAAAGTTATGTGTGCCAATATCGGTCACACCTTTGGATTTCCCAGATGACAGTGGTTTGTGTTGCACGATGCACGCACTCCCGCTATTCTTGAGGGATTTGTGCTACAGGAAGCCAGAAGCAATTGGGCATGGCCTTTATCGTTTCTCATGCCTCCGGTTCAAGACGGAGTTAAGAGAGGAGACAAGGCATGACCCCTACTACTGGTTGTCCTTACGAAGGCTTAATAGACGCATCGATGACTATGGTGCGTCTATTACTCGACCTCGTGCTTCATCTCATACATTGGATCTCATAGAAGAGATCACCGGTGTAGGAGGTGAATGTGTTTCGCCCCTTATTTGGAAGGCGACACACTTTGGAACTGCAGTGCATAGGAATAAAAACCATGCATTGCGCTTGCGCCGGCTAGTATCTTATGTCGTGATCAACGACACAGGCTACTATACCCGTCAGAGAGGC